TCCGCCAGAGCGACTTCACCGGACGGTCACAAAACAATGACAGAAATAACTATTATTTCGCCTCAGTTTTTGTGGGCAAAAATGTGGGCACCAATTATTATTTATCACATAAGTCACTATAATAGAACAGAATTATAGCATAATCTGGCGGACTCTCCCTCCGCCAATTCTACCCACGACAACTTTCTCTGAGCCAATTCGCGACCACTCAAAAGCCCAGGAAATGCGGGCCTCAGCGGCAAAAGCTCCTGACTTCGCTCGCCCGCCGGAAGGCCTGTTTCGTCTCTCTCTGGCCCATTCTCTCCAAACCTCCTGACTTCGCCCAATCAGTACGGATTTATAAGCTACTGATTTGACTCGATTAATCAGGATGAAATTTCCGTACTTTCCGCGCATCTCATCGGGCAGCAAGACGGTCTGGCGGCGGAATCGCGGGATGATTTTGTTGGCGATTTTCGTGTCTCCGGTACGGTGGCATTGCTCGGCATCGCGCTCCCTCATGTCGGCGTCGGCGACGAGGGTCGATATAGTCGGCTTCATTTTTTGGACGCATCCGTGAACGAACACCCCAATCTCGCCGCCCTCGACAAGCTCAAGACGCGCATCCAGGGACTGCGCGCCAAGACCATCGACAACGGCTGCACCGAAGGCGAGGCCCTGTTGGACGCCGCCAAGGTCGCCGAGTTGCTCGACCGCTACGACCTGTCACTGACCGACGTCGAAATCCGCGATGCGCCGTGCGAGCGACGCGAGTATGAGATCCGTATGACATGAACAGCGTTGCCGATTACGTCAGCCGGTCGCTTCTGACCTTTAGATCCCTTGCTCCCGCCACACGACCGGAAACGGCCGCATCAGAAAGTCGAGCGTCATCTCGGTCGGCTGCCGCCCATCCAGAATCGCCTCAACGATGTCCGGGGCGAACAGCGTCATCCGCAGCACGCGACTGACGTAGGACGCGTTGATCTTCTCGGCTGCGGCAATCTCCTCGACGGTGGCGTAGACGCCGGTCTCCAGCAGCTTCCGCCACCGGAACGCTCGTGCGATCGCCTTGATCATGGCGTTGTCGATGCGGCGCCGGGGTGGTGCCCAGGTATTGGTGCCGTCCGGCGCGAGGATCAGCTTGCGGCCGCCGCGTTTGCGGATCTCGAACGGGATGTGGACCGTGACGGTGCCTTCGGCTTCTGCGAAACTTCCCTCTACCATCATGCAGCGCTCCGCTGACCGGCATCAATGACGCGGAGCTCACCAACCAGGCTTGCCAGCCCGGCGGTCCGCAACCGGATGTCGACACCGCCGATGCCAACATCGACACGCTCGATCAGGAGTTGGACGATGCGCGCCTGCTCGGCGGGGAAGAGCTCGTCCCAAAGCGGATCCAGCCGTTCGATGGCTTCGCGCACCTCAGCTTCCGCAATCCCCTCGATCTCCGGGCGGGCCGCGCGCCACGTGCCGATGATGATTTCCGGCGCGCGCAACATGCCGCGCAGCTGGTCAACGACTCCGGCTTCAATCTCGGCCGCCGGTAGCCGGGCCACGGGACATGCACCGGCGCCGCGTTTGATCACCGACTGGCTGACATAGTAGCGGTAGAGCCGCCCACCCTTGCGCGTGTGCGACGGCGACATGGCGCAACCGGTGGGCCCGAAGAGTAACCCCTTCAGCAGCGACGGCGTCTGCGCGCGCGTGTTGGAGGCACGGGTTCGTGGGCTCACCGCCATGATGCTGTGCGCCTTGTCCCACAGGTCGCGGCTGATGATGGCCTTGTGCTCGCCGGGATAGGCTGTGCCCTTGTGAACGGCCTCGCCGATGTAGACCCGGTTCGCGAGCAGCTTGTAGATGACACCCTTGTCGATTGGCCGGCCGCGCTTGGTGGTGACGCCCTCATTCGCGAGGTCCCTCGCGAGGGTGGTGGCCGAGCCGATCTCGAGGAAGCGCTCGAAGATCATGCGTACCGTGGCCGCCTCAGCGTCGTTGATCTCCAGCTTCCTATCCCTGACGGCATAGCCGAGCGGTGGATGGCCGCCCATCCACATGCCCCTCTTGCGCGAGGCGGCGAACTTGTCGCGGATCCGCTCGCCAATGACCTCGCGCTCGAACTGGGCGAAGGAAAGCAGGATATTCAGCGTCAGCCGGCCCATCGAGGTCGTCGTGTTAAACGACTGCGTGACGCTGACAAATGTGACGTCGTTCCGATCGAACACCTCGACCAGCTTGGCAAAATCCATCAGCGCGCGCGACAGCCGGTCGATCTTGTAGACGACGATCACATCGACCCGCCCGCTCTCGATGTCGGCGAGCAACCGCTTCAGCGCCGGCCGTTCCAGCGTGCCGCCCGAGATGCCGCCGTCGTCATACTGATCGCGGACCAGCACCCACCCTTCCGACCGCTGGCTGGCGATGTACGCCTCGCAGGCCTCACGCTGGGCATGCAGGCTGTTGAACTCCTGCTCAAGCCCTTCCTCGGATGATTTCCGGGTGTAGACGGCGCACCGCAGCTTGCGGACGACCTTCGATTTTTCCGGCGGCTTCGTCATGTCCGCCTCCTGTGGTTCTTCAGCCCGAAGAAGGTCCACCCGTTCCAGCGCGTGCCGGTGATCGCCCGCGCGATGGCGGAGAGCGACTTGTAGGGCCGCCCCTGCCATTCGAAGCCATCGGCGGTGACGGTGACGATCTGCTCGACGCCCTGCCATTCGCGCAGCAGCCGCGTGCCGGTGATTGGGCGGTCGCGATCGGCGCGGATGCTGCGCTTCTTCCTGTCGCCGCCGTCCAGTTCTTCGCCCAGCCGCTCAAGCCGCCGGATCGTCTCGGGCTTCAGCCCGCCATAGGCGAGTTCCTGGATGCGATACGCGATGCGGCTTTCGAGATAGCGGCGATTGAAGGGCGGCGGCTCGCTGTCGAACAGGTCGCGCCACTGTTGCTTCAGGTCGGGCGCCGGCGTGGCCTTGAGCGCAGCCAGACGCGCGGGGATGGAATCGGGCTTGTTCATGCATTTCTCCGGTGAGTTGGAGTTGCATGACGGCATTGGTCGGGCGGATAGTGTAGGCAACGATCTCCAGTATCTTCAGATATTTCCCGCCCATCCCGCATCCGCAACCGAACCAACCCAAGCGCCAGCAGGCCGCACAACTCAGTGCGGCGCTCTGCGGGCGTCATCTGGTCGGGTGGGAACGGATTGGGGCGTTTCATGTCCGTGCCGTGATCGGTGTCGTCCTTACCGACCAAAAGCCAACCGGGCGCTCACTCTGGGACATCCAGCGAGACCGAAGTTCAAGAATGCGAACGGGTGCAGAACGTCCGGTGTTGCACCCGGCCCCTTCCTCCGTGATTATCGTAGGTTGAGTCAATCAAGAGCAGTTGTTCATTGAGGTGAGTTCATGGCGCGCAAAGCAAATCCGATCGGTCCCCATGTCCTGGCGCTGATCGAGGATGCGCGCGTGGACCTCGCCCGATCAGCCCTTGCTCTTCGGGAGGGTGACAACGAGCCGGACTTCAAGTTGCCCGACGACATTCCCGACCACTCTGACGAAGAAGCGGTCGAGGCTTTCCGGCAAAGACTCGTCCAGACGCTATCGGAATTCGATCAGGACGAACTGCGACCCGCAGAGCAGCGAGCACGACGAATCCGGTCTCTCGCGGACGGCAAGGGCGTCACCTCCCTCTCGACGATCGTCGAGCAGCGGCTCGACGACGACCAGTCGGAAGACTTCGAGCGCCAGCCCGATCGGCTATGCAGAAGCATATGGGTCTATCTGAACGCGCGCGAGACGTTCGAGGATGCGGAAAGTTTTCATTTCGCACGGCAGTTCCGCGACCATGGCAAGCTCTATGACGCTTTCGAGGTCGAACTCGAGAACCACCTGGCCCTCGATGCTGCGGCAATCAACGAGGCAGCGCTGGCTGCCAAGATCAAGTACATGCTTGAGCTGAAGTCCGACATTTCCTGCACCGTGAAAGCGCTGGATCTTCCCGCCACCGACACGCACCCTGCATCGATCATGCTGATCGTCCGGCATGGCGGGCCGCTGTCGAGCGTTTATGACCACCGGCATGACGGACGCAGGGGGACCATCTACTATCGCCCGCCGAACGAGGCGACGCTCATCTACACGCCCTCGCTGCGTCAGATCGAGGTCTGCGCGGACAGCCCGGTGGTCCGCCAGACGGTCAGCGACTCGTTCGCCGAAGTCGCCCTCGGGCACGACATCTCTCAGAAGCCATTGACCTGGAAGCGCTACAACCTCTCCCGATTCCGTACCTCGCTGCTTCTGGAGCCGCCCGAGATCGAGGGCTACGAGTTCGAGTTTGCACGCGTCCTCGAGGCCGAGGTCCGGCTTGGCACCTGGCGCCGCAAGCTGCAGCTGAAGGTCACCGTTGACGACGATATCGAGGAAGTGGCGGACCAGTATCTCGGTGCCAGGAACATCTTTCGGCGCGCCGAAGCCTTCAGCCGTATCGGGATCGCCGTCGCCTACAATCGCGTCGGCGACGAGAAGGAGCGGTCGATCAACATCACTATAGCCGGAACGAAGAGCTGCAACCTGCAGAGCAAGACGGATCCGGAAGAACGCAGCCTTGGCTTTGCGCTCCTGAAGGAATGGGGGATTCTCAGCGCATTCCGGCAGATCGCACCCGACGATCTGCGCGCGATATTCGCCCAGCTGGTCCAACTCCACGATCGGGTCGAGGACGAGGTCAGCGGCGGGTATCTTCTGGAACTGGGGCTCGACGCCAGCCGCCTTATTGAAGGCGGCCTGCTCGAGCGCCGCGACCGGCAGGACATAGTCCTCATCGAAGACGACGACATCGACGGGGAAGGCAGCGTCAAGCCATCTGCGACAGAAGGCATGGTCCGCACGGAGGGGCCGTTCGGTGAGGACGCGGGCAAGAGACCTTTGTCGGATGTCAAGATGTTCGCCATCAACGGCCAGTGGCTTCATGAGACGCTCACGCGTCTGATGAAGCCGATCTTGAGCAAGCGGGCAGCCCAGATCCTCGACCCGGACCTGACCCTTCTCGGTGCGATGCGGATCAATGATGGCGACGTTCCCGTCTATTTTGCCCGGCGCCTCAATGACCCAAAAACTGCACAGCGGTTGGATCTGGTGTTGCGCGCGAGGGATACTGCAGGTGTCGGGATCATTCTGGCGGCGAGCGAGGAAATGCCATCGCATCTCGGGCCGAACGTGGTCGTGCCGCTTCTGTCGCACCTATCACCCGCCGACGATGATCTGCTGTTCTCCCGCGACGGCCTCGAACTCGCATATCGGAACAGCCTCTCGCTCGCGCGGGGCGGCGTGTCGCCGCGTGTCATCCGGACAGGTACCCAATCCGGCACACTGTACATCCCGGGCAAGGAGCCGTTGCACCTGGGCGGGAACGATCAATTGACGATCTTCGAACGCCTTGTCGTCGCCGCCGGAAAGGGCAGCCCGGACGTTCAGGTCAAGGCCTTGATGGATGGCTTCGACTGCAGAAGCCCGCAGCAGGCATTCCGGAAGGAGACGTGGGACAGCATCCGGGACGTCTATATCGGCAAGGGCGCAAAGAACGGCTACTGGCGTTTGGTGCTGGCCGCGCTGCCGACGGAGAGTGTCACCCAGACTGCGGTCGAAGAACCCGTCTAACAACAGTCTAACATGCGGCGGGAGACGGTCTAACAAGCCGCTGATTACTGGAAGGGCTCCACATAGAGGAGCACTTCCATGCCGACTCCCTTCCCCTCGCGCCAGGCAGCTCCGACGAGCTGGACCGGCGCCGCGAATACCAAGCCCACCACCTCCAACTCGGAATGGCGCTGTACGCGCTGTGACAAGCTGCTCGGCGTCTGCCGGGACGGCCGCATGCACCTGCGCTTCGCGCGGGGGCACGAGTATCTCGTGGGCTTCCCGGTTCAGGCCACCTGTCGGGGCTGCGGCACGCTGAACAACGCGACCGCGCCCGCGCGCTGACGCGCGCATTCACCCAACCCCCTGAAATCACAGAGACGCGCGACGTCCTGACTTGGCCACGAGAAGGCGCCGGACGCCTGGCCGCAAGGCAGGCGTCCGATGTCCTTCGCGTGGCACGAGATCCGTGATCACCTCATGCATTCATCCACGAACCTTCACTTCCAGCGCAGTTTCGACGCCGTCCGGCGTGAACAGGCCGCCCTTGCGGCGTTCCGGGATCCGGCGGCCCTGCTGGACAGGCTGCACCGCACGCCCGGCGATCAGGGCCAGAAAAACCTGATCCTCTCCACTCTCGTCAGGGCGGCGCAGGGCGACGGGCCCGCGTCCGACTGCGCCCTGACGCTGCTGTTGCTGGCGCTCTGGCCCGGCCTCGACGCCATCCGCCGCCGGTCGCTCTGGCGGAGGCTCGGCAGCGCCGACGAGATCGCGTCCGACATGCTGGCGCGCACCACCGAGGCAGTCCGCGGACTCGACCTCGGGCGCGTCAACTGGATCGCGGCCACGGTGCTGCGGAACGTCGAGCGCGACATGGTCCGCGTGCGCCAGCGCGACCAGGCGCGCGAACATCTCGCCAGCGGCGCCGACCCCGACGAGGTGGCGGACAGCGGCGACAGCGGAATCGGCGCGACCGGGTACGCGAGGCTGAACGGCGCCGTGCGGAAGCTGCTCGGCGATGACGCACTGCTGGTGATCCGCGTGGCGATCGAGGGTTTCTCGCAAGCCGAGGTGGCCTTCGAACTGGGGCTGACCGAGGCCGCCGCCCGCAAGCGGTACCAGCGCGCGATGCGCCGGCTGCACGACGCCCTCGAGGAAATCCCCTGAGCCGATGTCCCGATCCAGTCCCGCCGGCGGCTTTTCCCATTCGAGCGCCGCCAAGCGCCCCACTCCAACCGAAAGCAGACGAGCATGAATCGTACTGCCGACCTGTCTCTTGAGGACTTCAGGCGGCTCCCGGGGCTCTACCGGCGCTGGGAACTCACCGAGGTCTGCGAGCCCAACCACAATTATCAGATCGAGGACGCCGGCGCCCATGCCGACGGAACGCCGCTGCTGGCGATCTACGTCAGCGATCCGGTCTCAGGCGTCTCGGTAACGATCGAGCATCCGCCTCGCCCTGACGGCGATCGGCATGCGGGCCGCCTGAGACGGTTCGGCGAGTGCGTGAGTAGGAGCCAATCATGAACGTCATTGCACCCAGATTCCCCGCTGTCCGGAAGCCGCTCACCGAGATCGATCTCTGTGGCTGGGTCGGCCAGGCAGCGCCCGGCGACACGCTCGAATATCACCGTGGCTTCCTCGCCCTCGACACCACGCCGCAGGGCACGCGCCTTGCCGAGAGGGATCGGGCGGAGCTTGCCCGCGTCGCGCGTCGCGCTTGGTGGGCGGCCGAGCGCGGATTGATCCATCTCGTCCAGCGTCGCCACGGTTCGGACGACTACAGCTATCTCGCCATCGCCCGCTCGAAGCCGAAGCAGGCCTCGGTCTCGCTGTCCTCGCTCCTGTTGGCGGATGTGGCGTGATGGCGTCCGCTCGCAATAACCGCCCCAGCCTCGACGACATCCGCGCCATGCCGGTCGGCGAGATCGCCAGGCTGCCGGCGGAGCATCTGGCGCTGCTCCAGGAGGAAGCCGACGCCGCCCTTGATGCCGCCAAGCGGCTCAAGGAGTGGCTCGAAGGCGCGATCGCCCTTCGCTACGCCGCCGCGGCCACCGCCAAGCGCAGGGCCGAAGGCAAGGACACCGGCCTTGTCCGCTTCGAGGACGGCGCCGTCGCTGTCGCCGCCGATCTTCCGAAGAAGATCGAGTGGGACCAATCGCTGCTCGCAGCTCTCGTCGAGAGGATCCGTGCGTGCGGGGAGAACCCGACCGATTACGTCGACATCGGCTTCAAGGTCCCGGAGCGCAAATACACCGCCTGGCCCGCCGCCATCCGCGATGCATTCGCCGACGCCCGCACCGTGCGGACCGCCAAGCCGACATTCCGCCTCACCATCAAGTCCGAGGACGCCCGATGACCAGCACTGCTGCTCTGAGCGAATTGCGCAAGCGCCACTACGCGCTCGAAGCGCTGCCCGACACCATCGTCATTCCAGTGCTCGGCGAGATCCGCCGCGAACAGGTCGTCAAGCCGATCGAGGACGCCACGCTCGACGACATCGCCTTCGCCTTGCTGGGCGTCGAAGCCGAGTTCAGCGCGGTCGGCGACCGCCTTCACGCGCTGCGCAAACTCTATGGTCTCGCCCGGCAGGCCGGCGCGCGCGGGAGTGAATGTGCGCTCGATGTCGCGTCACGCGACGCGGGAGACCGCTGATGGCCCTGCGTCTCGTCAGCGCCGACGAACGACTGTCCGCCGCGGGCGCCAAGACCACCATGGCGATCTTCGGTCCGAGCGGAGTCGGCAAGACATCCTTGCTCAAATCGCTGCCGCCTGCGGAAACGCTCTGCATCGACCTCGAGGCGGGCATGAAGTCGGTCCAGGACTGGCCTGGCGACAGCATCCCGGTGCGCACCTTCGCCGACGCCCTCGACATCGGCTGTCTCGTCGGCGGGGTCAATCCATCGGCCGATCCGAGCGGCTTCTTCTGCGAGGCGCATTACCAGCACCTGAGCCAGACCTACCCCGATCTCGTTCAGATGATCGCGGGCAAGCGCATCATCTTCGTCGACTCGATCACCGACCTCACGCGCCAGGCCATGGCCTGGGCGAAGACCCGGCCTGAGGCTTTTTCCGACAAGACCGGCAAACCGGATACCCGCGGCGCCTACGGGCTGCTCGCCCGCGAAGTCATCGGCCTGCTTAAGCATCTGCAGCACGCGCAGGCAAAGACCGTGATCTTCGTCGGGATCCTTGAACGCGTCACCGACGAGTTCAACCGCACGACCTGGCAGCCGCAGATGGAGGGCGGGAAGGCGGCCCGCGAGCTTCCTGGCATCGTCGATCAGGTCGTCTCGATGCACCTGTTCTCCAGGTCCGCCGGCGACGAGTGGACCCTCGACGAGAAATCAAACGAACGCCGGCTTGTCTGCCGCGCCGGCAATCCCTTCGGCCTGCTGGCCAAGGATCGCAGCGGTCGTCTCGACGTGACCGAGCCACCCGACCTCGGCGCGCTGCTCTCCAAGATCAACGCAACCCGGAAAGGATGACGAGCCATGAGCTTCGACATGAACGACGCTGAGCCGCAGAAGAGCGGCGAACTGATCCCCGACGGCGCCTTCGCCAAGGTCACCATGACCATCCGGCCGGGCGGCACCGACGGCCAGAGCGAGATCGACCGCGGGCTGCTCAAGGCATCGAACGCGCCCGGCAGCGATGTGCTGATGGTGGACGCGGAGTTCACCGTCGTCGAGGGCCCGCACATCCGGCGCAAGTTCTGGCAGGTGTTCACCGTCTCAGGCGGGAAGGTTGACGAGCAGGGTGTTTCGATCGGCTGGAAGATCTCCAAGGGCAGCTTCCGCGCGATGATCGACAGCGCGCTCGGCCTCGATCCGAGCGACATGAGCGAGGCGGCGAAGACGAAGCGGATCCTGCGCGGTCTGGCCGATCTCAACGGCATCACCTTTGTCGCCAAGATCAAGGTCGAGCCCAGCGACGACCCGCGCTACGGCGACAGCAACAAGCTCGACCGTGTGGTTCTGCCGAGCGAGCCGGAATGGCGGAAGGTGATGGACGGCGAGGTCCTGGCGCCGAGCCCCAGCACCCGCGCGCGGCCGAAGGCTGCGTCATCGGCATCGCCCGCAGCTCCGGCCTGGGGACAGGCCTCCGCGTCGCCGCCCGCGAACGCTGCGCCGGCCTGGAGCCGACCTGCACAGCCGGGCACGGCTCCGGCAACAGTCCCAGCAGCCGCACCTGCAGCGACGCCGGCCCCGGCCGGTCCTGCCTGGCTCAACACCTGACAACCATGACGGCGGATGAGTGGCAGGCGCACGTCACGCGCGAGGCGGCGAAGGCGATGGGACAATGGCTCGAAGGACGCGGAAGGCTTCACCAACCCATCGCCGCTCTCACGCTCCACGATCTGGAGGCCATGGCGGTGAACGCGATCTCGCGGTTCGTCGTCCTGGCCTCACACCGGATCAAGGACCAGCCGGACGACGCAGAGGACCTGACCCGGCTCTTGCTCGGGTAGGCGTCTGCGCCGTCTGCGGACGGCAAGCGGGGGGCTTCGGCTACGTCCACCAGCTGCGCTGGGACCGCTTTCCCTACCACCGCTTCTGCTCGATGCGCTGCCTCGATGTCGGCTCGGCGCTCGCCAACGGGAACAACGGGATGATCGACAAGACCGACATGGAGACCCGAGCGATCAAAGAGGCGCGCCGGCTTTTCGCCGAGACGCTCACCGAGCTCGACCTGATGGCGCCGTTCCACGACCGCAGCGCGGCCGAGATCGACCGCATCATCGAAGCCTGCGTCGACGGGTTCCAGGAATCGATGCAGCGCCAGGCAGCCGCCCGCGACCCGCTCGACGATCCTTTGCCTTTCTAGAGGTGGCGCATGGGTATCGATCTCAATCACGGCTCCGGCTTCGTCTATGGCCGCATCGGCCACGCGATCAGCGTGTCCGATCGGGTCAATACCCTGATCGATGCGGCGCTCGTCGCACGCAATCGCCGGCAGACGCCGCGCGACTATCTCGGCGGCAGCCGGATCGGCGAGCCCTGCGCGCGCAAGCTCGTCTACGAGGTGACCCATACGCCCAAGGATGATGGACGGGATTTCGATGGCGCGATCCTGCGCATCTTCGACGCCGGCCACCAATTCGAGACCCTCTCCATCCGCTGGCTTCGCGGCGCAGGCTTCGATCTTCGCACCGAGCGCGCCGATGGCGGACAATTCGGGTTCGAGGCGGCGGGCGGCAGACTGCGTGGCCACATCGACGGCGTGATCGTCGCAGGCCCCGATGTCGGCCTGCGCTGGCCGGCACTGTGGGAGCACAAGGCGCTCAACGCCAAATCCTGGAACGACCTCGTCAAGCGCGGCCTCGCGCTCTCGAAGCCGGTCTACTTCGCCCAAGTCCAGCTCTACATGGGCTACCTGGAACTGGAGACCGCCCTCGTCACGGCGCTCAACAAGGACACCGAGGCGCTCCACCACGAGGTGGTCGCGTTCGATCCGCCCTGCGCGCAGGCGCTGTCCGACAAGGCCGTCGATGTCCTACGCGCGGCGGCAGCCGGCGAACTCCCACCGCGGATCGCTGCGGCCCAGGATTTCTATTTGTGCCGGTTCTGTCCTTACGCCGCGCGCTGCTGGAAGGACCGGGCATGACCATCAACCTGTCAGACATGCAGGCGCGCGCCATCGCGGCCATCCGCGACTGGTACGAGAACCGCCGCGGCGAGCAGCAGATTTTCCGGCTCTTCGGCTATGCCGGAACCGGCAAGACGACGATCACCGCTCTCGCGATCGATGCGCTCGGGTTCGAACCCATGACCCCCGGCGGCCTTGGCGGCGTGCTCTTCGCCGCCTTCACCGGCAAGGCGGCATTGGTCATGACGCGCAAGGGCACACCCGCGCAGACCATCCACAGCCTCATCTACCGGGTCTCCGAGGCGACGCCCGAGGAGATCGCGCGGGTGACCGAGGATCTGGCCTCGCTGCGCCGCGACCTGCCGCGCATGGGGCCGGCCGAGCGGGACTTCGCAATGACCCGGATCGCGCAGCTCGAGCTGCGCCTGGAGGACATCCACCAGCCGAAGTTCCTGATCAACGAGCAGTCGGCTCTGCGCGATGCTGACCTGCTCGTCCTCGACGAGGTGTCCATGGTCGGCGCGGACATGGCGCACGACCTGCTGGCTTTCGGCAAACCGATCCTGGTGCTGGGCGATCCCGGCCAGTTGCCGCCGATCAAGGGCCTCGGCTTCTTCACCGAAGCAGCGCCCGACGTGATGCTGACCGAGGTGCATCGCCAGGCGGGCGACAGCGCCATCCTGCGACTCGCGACACTGGCCCGCGAGGGGCTGCCGATCCCGCCCGGCGCGCATGATGACCATGTCTGGAAGATGTCCCGCCACGATGTCGGGCCTGCGCAGATGCTGCAGGGCGGACAGGTGATCTGCGGCACCAACGCGACGCGGCGCTCTCTCAACACCGCGATGAAGCGCGCGGCCGGTTTCGGCGCCGACTATCCCACCGGCAGCGGCGAGAAAATCATCTGCCTCAAGAACCGCCACGATCTCGGGCTGATCAACGGCATGTTCCTGACCCTCACCGACGTGCGGCTGGACCCGGGCGACGCCTTCGCCTTCAGCGCCATGGTCGAGACCGAGGACGGCCTGAGCATCGCCGGACGGCAGAGCTTCTGGCGCGGCGAATATGCCGACCATGTCGCTTTAGATCCCGAGCGCGGACGGCGGGAATGGCAGGCACGGCGCGGTCTGATCGAGACCAGCTGGGGCTACGCGATCACCTGTCACAAATCGCAGGGCTCGCAATGGGAGAACGTCGTCGTGTTCGACGACGGATTCGGGCGCACCGCAGCCGACCGCAACCGCTGGCTCTACACCGCGATCACGCGGGCCGAGAGAGGGCTGGTGATCCTTGCTTGACTTCAACGAGGTCAAGCCGCTCGGCGACGAGCCCCTGCGCTACGATCTCGATCTCGTCGTGCATCGTCTGCGCGAGACCGCCGAGACATGGGTGCCGCGTCTCTTTCCGAACGGTCGCCGGTCCGGCGACGAATGGCGGCTGGCCAACATCCGGGGCGATGCGCCGCGCAAGATGGGCTCTTGCGTCATCACGCTGCGCGGCGCCCATGCCGGTGACTGGATCGACTTCGACGGCAACCAGGGCGGCGGGCCAATCAGCGCCATCGAGGAGGCGACGGGTCTCAAGGGCCGAGCGCTGATCGTAGAGGCGGCCGAGATGACGGGCGTCGCTCCCGGAGCGCCGGCGCGGCGCGCGCCGCCGACACCACCGCCCTCCAAGCGCGATCCCGCCCTTGAGATCGCCCATATCCTGTCCGCCGCGCAACCCATCGCCGGATCGCCGGTCGCGCGGTATCTGGTCGGGCGCGGCCTGACCGTCCCCGGCGGGGCCGACCTGCTGTTCCATCCCGACCTGACGCATTGGGAGACCAAAACCGGCTATCCCGCGATGCTGGGGCAGGTTCGCGACCGGAACGGCACCATCATCGGTCTGCACCGTACCTACCTCGCGATCGACGAGGGAGCGGTCACCAAGGCGCCCCTGGACAAGGCAAGGAAGATGCTCGGCCGGGTGGCCGGCGGCGCCATGCGTCTCGCCGAGCTCGGCGACGGCGATCGGCTGGCGCTTTGCGAAGGCATCGAGACCGGGCTCGCGGCGATGACCGCATGCGCTGGTCTACCGGTCTGGGCGACGCTTTCGACCTCCGGCCTGGAGCAGATCGATCTGCCGCCCGCCGCACGGCGCATCCTGATCCTCGCCGACAACGATGTCTCCGGCGCCGGCATGCGCGCCGCGGACGCCGCCGCCCGGCGCCTGCGCGCGCAGGGCCGCGACGTGGCGATCGTGCTGCCGCCTCTTGAGGGCGAGGATTTCAACGACTTTCTGCTCCGCGAGGGGCCCGAGGCTGTCGCGCGGGCGATCGCCGAGGCGGACAGCGCCGTCGATGCCGAAACGGTCCTGCAGATCGGCCGGCACCGGCCCCTCAACTACGAAGAGCCCCAGGCGCTGCCGACGCTGCGGGCCGACGAGGGCGACCTGGGGCGTGCCGTCGAGCGGGTCTGGAGCCTGCTCCTGGCATCGAACCGGACACCCTGGGTGTACCGCTTCGCCGGCCAGCTCACATGGGTCGTGCCGGACGACGAGGGGCGACCCGTCGCGACCACCATCACCGAGGAACGGCTGCGCCACATGCTGGCGCGGCTCGCGCACTGGAAGCGGCTCAACGCCAAGGGCGAACTGGTTGCGGCACCGCCGCCGCTCGGCGTCGTCAAGTCCGTGCTCGCAACACCCGATCCGGCACTGCCCGTGCTGGTCGGCATCGTGAACACGCCGGTCTTCGGCCGAAACGGCAAGCTCCTCACGAGCCCCGGCTATCACCCCGATGCGCGGCTTCTCTACGCCCCGATGCCCGGGTTCACCGTGCCTGCCATTTCCGTCAGGCCATCAGCCGAAGAGATTGCCGGCGCACGCAGCCTTCTGTGTGAGGACCTGCTGGGCGACTTCCCGTTCGTCGGTCCGGCCGAGCTGGCCCATGTCGTCGCCCTCCTGCTGCTCGGCTTCCTGCGCGGCATGATCGATGGGCCGACGCCGCTGCATCTGATCGAGAAGCCGACGCCCGGCTCCGGGGCGACGCTGATGGTCGACGCCATCGCCACGATCCTCACCGGCGCTGGCGCCAGCGTCATGACCGAGGGCCGCGACGACGAGGAGTGGCGCAAGCGCGTCACTGCGAAGCTGCGCCAGATCCCGGCGATCGTGCTGATCGACAATCTGCGCAACAAGCTCGATAGCGCGGCCGTTGCGGCGGCTCTCACCGCGCCGTTCTGGGAGGACCGCATTCTCGGCGCCTCGGAGATGGCGCGGCTGCCGATCCGCTGCCTGTGGATCGCCACCGGCAACAATCCCGAGTTCTCCAACGAGATGGCGCGACGTCTTGTGCGCATCCGGCTCGATCCGCATGTCGAGCGGCCCTGGCAGCGCACCGATTTCCGCCACCCCGATCTGATGACCTGGGTGCGCGCCAATCGCCCGCGTCTCGTCGCCGCCTGTCTGACGCTTTGCCAGGCCTGGATCGCCGCGGGAAAACCCCGCGCCTCACGCACCATCGGCTCCTACGAGAACTGGGCGCAAATCATCGGTGGTGTGCTCGAGGTCGCCGGCATTCCAGGTTTCCTCGGCAATCTCGACGAGATGATGGATGCCTCCGACAGCGAGGGTGCCGTCTGGCGCAGCTTCGTGTCGGCCTGGTGGGATCGCTTCGGCACCGCCGAGGTCGGAACCGTTGACCTGTTCGCGATTGCGCAGACGCTCGAACCGCCATTGCCGCTCGGAACAGGCAACGATCAATCGCAACGGGTGCGGCTCGGTAAGGCACTGCCGAAAATGCGCGACCGCATCTTTCGCTGCGGCGACCTCGATCTGCGCCTTGCATCGGCGGGCAAATACCAGGGTGCGGCGCGCTGGAGGCTCCAGATCGTGCTCTCCGCCGAAGGCTCAGGTTCGGCATCGGCCGAACTTTCGGTGAGGGTTGCGTATTCTCGTGAGGGTTGGTTCGACAACCCTCACGAAATAAAGAGACATGAAATCAATGTCTTGAAGGGCGCTCGTGAGGGTCGTGAGGGTCGTGAATGTTTCCCAGACCCTTACGCGTGCGCGCACGCGCACACGATAGAAGACCCCGGAAAACCCTCACAACCCTCACCACCCTCACGGGAGGCTTTTGAAACAACAGGTTACGGCCTGGAGGGTACGGAGCCTCACCCTCACCACCCTGACCAACCTTCACGACGGACCGATCCCCTCGGCGCCGACCCCCCCGACTGGCTGCGGGAGCTCGATCCATGAGCCCCGTACGCCCCGCCCATCACCCCATCGCGCATCAAACCGGAAAGGAGCCGATCATGGCCCACGTATCTCTGACCCCGAAACCCATGAGCGCCTCGTTTCCCGGCGCGCTGGTTGTCCTCGCCCTCGATCTCGGCACCACCACCGGCTGGGCGCTGCGGGCGCCGGACAGCCTGATCACGAGCGGCACGGTCTCGTTCCGCCCGAGCCGCTACGACGGTGGCGGCATGCGCTACCTGCGCTTCCGCGCTTGGCTGGATCAACTGGCCGCGGACGCCGGTCCGATCAGCACTATTCATTTCGAAGAGGTCCGTCGACACGTGGGCACCGACGCCGCGCATCTCTACGGCGGCTTCCTGGCAACGCTGACCGCCTGGTGCGAGCAGCGGGAAATCGCCTATCAGGGTGTTCCCGTCAGCACCATCAAGCGGCACGTCGCCGCCAAGGGCAACGCTGATAAGGCCACCGTCATGGCTGCCGTTCGCGCCCGGGGTTTCTCGCCCGCGGACGACAATGAAGCCGACGCCATCGCCATCCTGCTCTGGGCCATCGAGACCGATGGAGGTGTGCGATGAGTGGGGAGACGATGCTCAGGCACGCCGCGTCGGTCGTCGCCGAGCGCCGCACGATCTATGGCGATCCGGCCGCCTCGATGGCCACGGTCGCCAGACGCTGGTCGATCACGCTCGGCTGTCCCATCACGCCGGACAAGGTCGTGCTCTGCCTCATCGATCTGAAGCTGGCGCGGCTCGGACACGATCCGAAGCATCAGGATTCGATCCTCGACATTGCCGGCTATGCAGCGGTGCTACAGGAGGTCGGACGATGAAATGGCTGCCGAAGGGCTATGGCGGCGAACGCCGATCGGCCGAAGAGGTCAAAAAGGAGGGTTGGCGCGAGCAGGGCCTCCTCGTCATCAGCCCCACCGATCCGCGCCTCACCTGGCCCGAACGGGAGCTGGTCCGCCAGCTCGGCGAAAAGCTCTATGGACGGCCCCAACCGGCAGGCTGCACACCGGCCAAGGCGGGTGCGCGATGACCGGCTGGACCGCGGCGCTCGTCGAGGAGCGGCTCGTCGAGGCGGCCGACGTGCTGAAGCGGCTGCCCGAGGTGAAGGTGCGGGGCTACTTCAACACCTGGCCGCAGATGGTCCACGAGTTCGCCGACCTGGTTGGCCAGGAGCCGCGGCGCCTGCGACGCCCGCCGCCCACGTCGGCTGCGATCAGCAGGATGGAGGAGGCGCTGCCCTGGCTCCAGTGGTTGGAGCCCGAAGTCGCCAAGCTCGTCTGGGCACGCGCCGAGGGTACGCCTTGGAAGCCCATCTGCTGGCGCTTTGCCGTCAGCCGGGCGACCGCCGACCGGCGCTGGAAGTACGGGCTCGCCTTCATCGCCTGGCGGCTGAACGGCCGGCGCGGGTGCGGCCCGCAGCGTGTCCAGGTCCAGAGAATGTCGTCTAACTTATTGAACTACAACAGAACCCAGTGAGACATTTTTGGCTGAGACAGATCAACCGGGAATACATAGGATTCCCGGCAGGATCGGGAGAGACGCGAGCGAAAGCTGGGTCGCTGCATCTTCGATCCTTGTCTCCCCGAGGACCATCACCATGCAACTTCGCATCACGCGCCCGGCGGTCGTCGCCGATGGCGGCACCACGCGCCAGTTCATGCCCGGCCTGACGGTCACCGTGGCCGAGGCGACTGCGGCCCGGCTCCTCCGGCTGCAGGCTGCCGTCGTGGTCGATGCCGGTGACGCCGACACCCCGGTCGAGCCCGAGGCCCCGCGCCGACGCCGGAGGGCCGGTGATGCCGGTTGAACTCTCCGTCGCGCACACGCTGGACCGAGCGGTCGCGGCACTGTCCGATCTTGAGCGCCGGCAGGTGCCGTTCGCCACGGCCCGAGCGCTGACCTCGGTCGCCTACGCTGCCCGCGACGAGGTGCGCAAGGAACTGCCCGGCCGCTTCACGATCCGCCGCCCCTGGGTGGCTCGCGGCATCTCGGTCGAGTCTGCGAAGAAGTCGAAGCCCGCCGCCCGGATCTTCTCGCGCGACGCCTTCATGGCGACGCAGGAGACTGGCGGCCCGAAGCCTGATGCCCGCCCGATCCCGGCAGGCCGGCTCGCGGCCGTGCACAAGACCCGAGTGGTACCGCGCAGCCAGTGGGTCGCACCGCTGCTGCGCCGCAAGAACGTCTTCTATCGCGCCGGCTCGGTGTTCGAGCGCAAGGGCGAGAAGATCGCTGCGGTGTATCTGCTGCGCCGGCAGGTGTCCGTGAAGCCTCGCTTCGGGTTCGCCGAGACGGTCGAACGTGTGGTCGGCGAAGGGTTCGCCGCCAGCTTCGCTCTCGCGCTCGGACGCGCGATGGAGACGGCGCGGTGACTCTGTGGAGAACCATGGTCAACTCATTGATATCAATGAAAACATCGTGAGACACTTTTTGCTGAGACGGCGACTCTGTGATCCCTTAAATTGCGATCAGTCATCGAGATGACGCCGCCGGGGACCAAAGAATGGTTCCTCCCGGTTGTATTTCTCGTGGGGGACGCGCGCACCGCAACGGATCGCTAGCGTCAGAGCCAAAATCTGGGAGGCCAATCCACTTGGAAGCCACCCCGGATTTCGGAATATTAGCGTGATATCAATGGACTAACCTGGACTCCAGGATGACTTCCGGAGTCCACCCGGAATCCACCTCGTGGACTCCACCTGGAAAGCCACCCCGGCATCCACCCTCCGCTCGACCGAGGTCTTTGCCATCATGTCGCTCAGCTTCGCGCCCGACCAGGTTGCGTCCTGGCCGATCGGACGGCTGCTGCCCTATGCCCGCAACGCCAGGATCCACGACGACAGTCAGGTGGCGAAGATCGCCGGCAGCATGGCGGAGTTCGGCTGGACCGTGCCGGTGCTGGTCGCCGGAAGCGGCGAAATCATCGCCGGCCACGGCCGGGTGCTGGCGGCTCGCAAGCTCGGGCTCGAAGCGGTGCCGGTGATCGTTCTGGATCACCTGACCCCGGCGCAGCGTCAGGCTTACCGCATCGCCGACAACCGGCTGACAGAACTTGGCGGCTGGGACGAGGCGCTGCTTGCCGGCGAGTTGAAGGAACTGGTGGCAGAGAACTTCGACCTGTCGCTGATCGGCTTCGAGGACGGCGAACTCGATCGTCTGCTGGCGCTCGACGAAGATGGCGGGACGGGGTCGGAAGCAGGCAACCCGCCGGTCGTGGTGCCGGAGCCGCCGCGCAATCCGGTATCGCGCACCGGCGACCTCTGGATCCTCGGCGATCACAGGCTTCTCTGCGGTGACAGCACGAAGCCCGAGGACGTTCGGCGCCTGATGAACGGCGAGCGGGCGGTGCTGTTCGCCACCGACCCGCCATACCTGGTCGACTACGATGGCTCGAACCACCCGACGCGGAACAAGGACTGGTCGCACTCCTACGGCGTGACGTGGGACGACAGCAGCCAGGGCTCCGACCTCTACGACGGCTTCATCGCTGCCGCGGTAGCCGAAGCCATCACCGAGGATGCGGCCTGGTACTGCTGGCATGCATCCCGCCGCCAGGGAATGCTCGAAGCGTGCTGGGAGAAGGCCGGCGCCTTCGTACATCAGCAGATCATCTGGGTGAAGGACCGCGGCGTGCTGACCCGGTCCCATTACCTGTGGAAGCACGAGCCCTGCTTCATGGGCTGGCGCCGCCCGAACCGGCCGCCGAAGGTGGCGGACGATACGTTGGCGTCGACCTGGGAGCTGCCGAGCTTCGCGAAGGACGAGCGGCCCGACCATCCGACTCCGAAGCCGCTCGACGCGTTCGGGATCCCGATGCGCCAGCATGTGGCACGCGGTGGGCTCTGCTACGAACCCTTCTCGGGCTCCGGCTCGCAGATCATGGCGGGCGAGGCCAACGGCCGGCGCGTTTACGCGATGGAGATCAGCCCGGCCTATGTGGACGTCGCCGTGGAACGCTGGCAGGCCGAGACGGGAAAGGACGCGATTTTGGGCGGTGACGGGCGGACATTCGCTCAGGTGAAGGCAGAGCGGCTGGGAAGGAATCGCGTCGAGAACGCGACGGCGGCATGAGGCAGTTGCTGAGCATGTCGATGGTGGAGACCTCGCAGTGGGAAAAGCCTTGGGGGCAGCCGGGCGCGTTTTCGATTGGCGAGGGCGCAGGCGGCGAAGGGCGGAATCGAATTGCAATCAGAGTAGAGCATGGCATAATTTTCGCCTAACCATGGCGGGTAATCTCATGTCTCGGAAAAGTGTTGCTCGGGCAAGAATGCAAGGAAATCTCGATGGCCTTTGCGGCGTGTATTCAGTTGTTAATGCTTCGCTGCGTCTCATCCCATCGCAATGGACGGAAGATCAGGTCAGGTCGCTGTTCCGCAGGTTATGCTCCCAGCTGGCTGCTGAAGGGCGGCTTGAAGACACTTTGTTTGAAGGAATGACAGTACGTGTTCTGGGACGGTTGATCGATGCCGCATCCGAATTCATGAAAACGGAGAAGGGGATCAGTATCAATCGCAAGATTGCCTTCGGGTCGGCGCCGAAAGGATTAGCCGAGTTTTGGAGTTCACTGGAAAATCATCTTCAAGGCGAAAGGGTTTCTGTAATATTAGGGATAGGCGGCAAGCATGACCACTGGACATGTGTAGGATCAATCAGTTCTGACCAAATGAAACTCGTCGACAGTGATGGGTTGCGCCAACTCCGCCGCGGACACTGCACGGTCGCAGAAGAGAAGAAAGGGCGTCATCATGTCTTGTGGCCGACACAGACGTTTCTACTTACTGCAACGTGAAGTGTTTGCCAAATTAGAATGGAGTGCCACATTTCGCCGGCGGTCGTGCGCTCGGTTCTCGCCGGCGACGACAAGCAGCGGTAAAGCAACAACCGCCGCCCCAGCGGGACGGCGGCATAATCGTGGTGTGTCCTCGTTCGTTCAGCCCTGCTCGATTTTGTAGACTCGGCCACGTCCCTCAATCTTCTCGGAGGTGATCGTCAGGCCGAGTTTCTTCTTAAGTGCGCCGGCCATGGCACCGCGCACGGTGTGCGACTGCCAGCCGGTCTCAGCCATGATTTCCTCGATGGTCGCGCCTTCCTGCGCGCGCAGCATTTCGATCAGCGTGGCCTGCTTGGTGCCCTCGCGCGGCGTGCGCGTCTTGGGCGCGGCTTCGGGTCCGGTGGGGGTGTTCGGCGTGGGCTCTTCGGCCGGCGCGTCCGTGGCGCCCGCAGGCGCGGTGTTCGTGTCCTCCGGCTCGATGCCGATGGCGGCGAGCCCTGCCTCGGTGGCGACCAGCGTGACGCCGTGACCGTCGCCGGATTCGCGCCAGACAGGCTCCCCTTTGCGGAGGTCGGCATCGACCCCCTCGACGAGGCCTTTGGCGATCATGGTATCCACCACCTTGGCGGCAGCACCTCCGCGCAGGGATCCGGGAAGCGGCAGGACGTTGTGACCCTCGCGCGCAGCGGCGGCGTGGAGGATTGCGGCTTGTGTGTCGGTGAGCTTGGTCATGGGGTCGTCTCCGTCGGCGGGGCCGCGACCGTCGCGGCCCTTCTACGACCCCAAGCCGCGCGGCATGGCGCGGCCGGAGTTCGGGCGGTAGCCGGGTTCACTCGGCGTGTTCGCCCTCCTTGAAAGCGGCGTCGGTGATGCGGTTCAGAAGTTCGGCGTAGTGGGCGAGCGTTCCGACATGGCCCCAGTTGATGTCGTCGGGCGCGTAGCCAAAATGGTCGTCGCTCAGGCTCTTCAGTCGGTCGAGCATCGCGTCGATCTCGGCCTTGGCGGCGATGAAAGCGTCGATGGCTTGCGGCTTGTTCCGGGTCTTGATCATGGCTGCCTCCGTCCTTGCTGGTGACGTCATACAGGCTCTGATCGAAGCCCCCATCAAGTCGATAAGATGATGATTTCGAATACTAATCAGAGCTGCCCATGCAGGGGCTGAGTGAGCGTCAGTACGCGGCTCACCGTGGTGTGTCGCGGGGTGCGGTGCAGAAGGCGCGGACCAGCGGGCGCCTGGCGCTGCACGCCGACGGCTCGATCGACGCCGTCGGCTCGGACGCGCGCTGGTCATCGTCGACCGACCCGGCGATGGCGCGCGGGAACACCAAATCGGTTCCGGCCACCGCTATAGCCGGCGTCCGCGACACCCTCGCCGAAGCGGGCCAGGCAGCGGCCGGTGCGACCACGTTCATGCAGGCAAGGACCGCCAACGAGGTGCTGAAGGCGCAGGAACGCCGGGTACGCCTGCAGAAGATGAAGGGCGAACTGATCGACCGGGCGCGCGTGGTCGGCCAGGTGTTCGCACTGGCGCGGACGGAACGGGACGCCTGGGCGCAGTGGCCTGCCCGCGTCGCCGGCCTGATGGCGGCCGATCTCGGGGTCGAAGCCGGTCTCCTGCGCCGCGTCCTGGAGAACCATGTCCGCCAGCACCTCGCAACGCTTGCCGAGCCGAGGCTCACCGTCGACTGACCTGTCAGATGATTACGGCTACGACGGCGGCGACCAGGTGCTCGCGGCCTGGCTCCAGGGGCTCGCACCCGACCCGGACCTGACCGTATCGAGGTGGGCCGACCGGCACCGCCGACTGACCTCGGTGGCGTCGGCCGAGCCCGGCGCCTGGCGAACGGATCGGACACCGTACCTGCGGTCCATCATGGACGACCTGTCGCCGTCGTCAGCGGTCGAGCGGGTCGTCTTCATGAAGGGCGCCCAACTCGGCGGGACCGAGGCTGGCCTGAACTGGCTCGGCTACGTGATCCATCACGCCCCGGGGCCGCTGCTGCTGGTTCAGCCGACCGTCGAGGGCGCCAAACGCGTCTCCAAGCAGCGTGTCGACGCGCTGATCGAGGCAAGCCCGGATCTGGCCGCGCGCGTCCGAGACCCGCGCTCGCGCGACAGCGGCAACACGGTGCTGATGAAGGAGTTCCCGGGCGGCGTGCTGATCCTGACCGGCGCCAACTCGGCGGTCGGCCTGCGCTCGATGCCGGTGCGCTATCTGTTCCTCGACGAGGTCGACGGCTATCCGGGCGACGCCGATGGGGAAGGCGATCCGGTAGCACTGGCGATCCAGCGCGCGGCAACCTTCCTGAACCGCAAGATCCTGATGGTGTCGACACCGACGCTGAAGGGGTTCAGCCGGATCGAGGCGGCGTACCTGGAGAGCGACCGGCGGGTGTTCGCCGTGCCCTGCGACGGCTGTGGGCAGCACCAGCAGATCGTGTGGCGGGACATCCGCTGGACATCGGGGCGCCTCGAGGAAGCGGCTTGGCACTGCTCGACCTGCGGAACCCGGCATCCTGAGCACCGCAAGCCCGCGTTGCTTGCCGCCGGCGCCTGGCAAGCGACGGCGTCAGGTGACGGACGGACGGCTGGTTATCATCTCTCCAGCCTCTACAGCCCGTGGGTGTCGTGGGCAGAGATCGCCGCCGAGCATGCCGCTGCCAAGGAGGATCCGGTCCGTCTCAAGGTCTGGGTCAACACCAAGCTGGCGGAGACCTGGGAGGAGCGCGACGGCGAGCGGCTCGACGCCGATGGCCTGATGCTCCGCCGCGAAAACTGGGGCACCGCCGTGCCGGCCGAGGTCGCGGTGGTCACCTGCGGCATCGACGTGCAGGACGATCGCCTGGAACTGGAGATAGTCGGCTGGGGCCGGGACGAGGAGAGCTGGTCTCTCGACACCATGGTGCTGTGGGGGGATCCGGCCGGCAGCAGGGTCTGGGACGACCTCGATGCGGTGCTCGCCCGGCGGCTCCCGCACGCGACGCTGCCCGCGGACATCGCCATCGACGCCGCCTGCATCGACACCGGCGGCCACCACACTCTGGCGGCCTACGCCTTCTGCCGGGGCAAGGAGCGACGCCGCATCTGGGCGATCAAGGGCATGGCGGGTGCCAGACCGATCTGGCCACGTCGGCCAAGCCGGGCCAACAAGGGCAAGGTCAACCTGTTCGCCATCGGTGTCGATGCAGCCAAGGAGGCTGTCTATGCCCGGCTAAAGGTGATGCCACCCGGAGCCGGGTCGTGCCACTTCCCGCTGGAACGGGACGCGGCGTGGTTCGAGCAGCTGACCGCCGAGCGCGTGCGCACCCGCTACGTGAAGGGGTTCCCGCAGCGCTACTGGTGGAAGCCGGACGGCCGGCGCAACGAGGCGCTGGACACACGGGTCTACGCCTACGCCGCCTTGCACGGCCTGATCGCCATGGGGCTGTCGCTCAATGCCCGCGTCGCGGCACTGCCGGTGCCGCAAACCAAGACCACGCCATCCACACCTGTCGTCGCACTCCCGGCGAGCCCACGGCGACGGCGGGCGATTGCATCGACTTACATGCAAGGCTGAAGGAGCAATGACGATGACGCCCGACCGTCTTGCCGCCTGGCGCGAGGCGCTTCAGGAGGCACGGTTCCGGGGAGTGCTGACGGTCAAGGCCGGCGACAAGAGCGTCACCTATCGCAGCGACGCCGAACTGGCGGCCGCCATTGCGGCCGTCGAGGTGGAGCTGGCCCAGACCTCGGGCCGACGCCGCCCGCGCTTCCTTGCCACCACTGCGGCGAAGGGCCTGTGAGCCTGCTCGGCGGCATCCGGCGGCGTATCGCCATGATGGTCGGCGGCTTCGACGGCGGCCTGTCGGCGCGGCGGCTGCGTGGCTTCCACGCCAGCCGGGCGCACGTCAACGCGCTGATCCAGGCCGCCGGGGCGGACCTGACGGCACGCGCCCGCTACCTCGTGCGCAACAACGGCTATGCCGCCAATGCGGTCGAGAGCTGGGCCGGCAATGTGGTCGGCACAGGCATCAAACCGTCGGCCCGCGCATCCGATCCGGCGGTGAAGGACCGCCTGCAGCGGCTGTGGCTCGCTTGGACCGACGAGGCCGATGCCGATGGACTGACCGACTTCTACGGCTTGCAGCGCCGGGCCGCGCGCGAGCTGTTCATCGCCGGCGAGACATTTGCTCGCATCCGTGTGCGCCGGGCTGGCGACGGTCTCACGGTGCCGCTGCAGATCCAGATGCTTCCCTCGGAGATGCTGCCGCTCGCCGACAACCGGTTACTCGGCAACGGCCACGTCGTGCGCCAGGGCATCGAGTTCGACCGCATCGGCCGGAGGGTGGCGTATCACTTCCTTCGGCGGCATCCGGGCGATCCGACCGATCCGGGGCTCGTCGGCGAGACCGTCGCTGTCCCGGCCGACAGCGTGATCCATCTCTATGACCCGGTCGATGCTGGCCAACTGCGCGGCGCGTCCCGGTTTGCGCCGGCATTGGTCAAGCTGTTCCTGCTCGACCAGTACGACGACGCTGAACTGGACCGCAAGAAGGTGGCCGCCATGTTCGTCGGCTTCGTGCGCCGCCCGGCGCCGGAGCTGAAGGACCCGCTGGAGCACGACGCCCGCGGCGAGCCGCTGTTGCCGCTGGAACCTGGCCAGCTGCAGATGCTCGACGACGGTGAGGACATCACGTTTTCCAGCCCGGCCGATGTCGGTGGCTCCTACGAGGCGTTCCAGTACCGGACCCTGCTGCAGGTATCGGCCGCGTTGGGAATGCCTTACGCCAACGTCACCGCCGACATGCTGAAGGCGAACTACTCGAACACCCGGGCGGCCCTGCTGGAGTTCCGCCGCCGCGTCGACGCGTTCCAGCACGCCGTTATTGTATTCCAGTTCTGCCGACCGGTGTGGCGGCGCTGGATCGACCTTGCCGGATTATCCGGCACAGCACCCGCCGCTGCGGGAGATCCGCCCGTCGGCGCCGACTGGCTGCCGCCGCGCTGGGACTGGGTCGACCCGATCAAGGACATCCGCGCAGAGGTCGAGGCGATCGACGCCGGGCTGAAGTCCCGCTCGCAAGCCATCTCCGAGCGCGGCTACGACGCCGAGCAGGTCGACGCCGAGATCGCCGCCGACCACGCCCGCGAGCAGCGGCTTGGCATCGGGTTCGCCAGACCGGCGCCGGTGCCGCCTGGAGCGCCCGTCGTGCCCGGGAACGAACCGGGCCAGGGCGTTTCTGAGCCAGGCACCGCCGCAACCGAGTGACGCCATGACCGACCTGCCGCACCTGGCAGCGCGCCTATACGGCACGCCGCTCATGATCGCGCGCCCGAAGCTGGCCGCCATCCTGGAGGCGCTCGGCCCTCGACTGGCGGGCGGCTCGTTGCCGTTGCCGTCGGGCGCTACTGACCGTCCGGCGCCGCAGGTCATCGAGCCAGGCATCGCTGTGGTACCGGTGCTCGGCACCCTGGTGCGGCGATCCTCATACCTGGCCGCCGCGTCAGGACTCACGGCTTACGCCGACATCGGCGACGAGATCGAAGCTGCCTTGTCGTCCGCTGACGTCCGGGGAGTGCTGCTCGAGCTCGACACGCCCGGGGGCGAGGCGGGCGGGGTGTTCGATCTGGCCGACCGGCTCAGCGAACTCCAGCGCGCCAGCGGGAAGCCGATCTGGGCAATCGCCGACGAGGCGGCTCTCTCGGCCGGTTACGCGATCGCGTCGGTCGCCGAGCAGATCTGGCTGACCCGCACCGCGGAGGTCGGATCAATCGGCGTGGTCGCGGTCCATGTCGACCAGAGTGCAGCCGACCGACAGGCCGGTCTTGCCTACAGCTTCGTTCACGCCGGGGCGCACAAGATCGACGGCTCCCCGCATCTGCCGCTGTCGGACTCGGCGCGCGCCCGGATCCAGGCCGACGTCGACGCGCTGAACGACGCCTTCGTCGATCTGGTCGCCCGCAATCGCGGGATCACAGCCATCGTCATTCGGCAGACCGAGGCCGCCACGTTCCGGGGCGAGCGCGCAGTTGCCGCCGGGCTCGCCGACCGGATCGGCAGCTTCGATGCCGTGCTGACCGCATTTGCCGAGCGGCTTGGCCGGCCTCGGTCCATTGCCGCCAGAGCGTTCCCTCACGTGAAGGAGACTCCCATGAAGACGGGCTTGCCCGAACAACCGCCTGCGGGTGCTGATGCACTCGAGCCGGCCATGATCGTTGAGACCGCAGCACCGGTCGTGTCGGCCGCCGCCGACGCGGGCCTCGCAGTACAGCTCCGCGCTGAGATGGCCGAGCTGATGACCGTCGCCGCCCAGGCCGCACGCCTCGGCGTCACCGTCGACGCCGCCGAGGCCATGCGCCGCGGCTTCGACCCGGCAGTGCTCCGCCGCAGCGTGCTCGACACGCTCGCGTCCCGCGACGCCGGTCTCGACATCGTGGCGGCGGCTCCCGTCGCAGGACCAGCGTCGGCTGGCGAGCGCCCCGCACCGTCCGCCGACAGCCCGCTGCTCCGGGCAGCCCGGGCCGCTGCCGCCGCCGGCCGGGAGGGCTGATCCATGGCCACTGTCCTGACCGCGCCCAGTGTCCTGGGCGACCTGGTGAAGCGCGAGTTCGACCGCGACTACACCCGAGAGACTGTGACGCTTCGTGCCGGCAGCTCCTATCCGATGGGCGCGGTGCTCGGCCGTGTAACGGCAGACGGCACCTACGCGCTGTCGCCCGCCGCGGTGACCGTCGGCATCGAGGGTGCGGAACTCGCGTCCGCCGTGCTGCTGAACACCACCGATGCGACCGCCGGCAACACCGAGGCCGTGGTGCTCGCGCGCGGGCCCGTCGTCCTCGCCGATGCCGCGCTCGTGATGGACGCCTCGGTCGACGATGCGACCAAGCGCGCCGCGAAGCTGGCCGAACTCGCCGCTCACGGCCTCGTCGCCCGCCTGGCCGTCTGAACCCTCATCATTGCGAACTCTGGAGGTCCGACCCGTGACCGTGATCGTCAACCCCTTCGACGGCGGCGGCTACACGCTGGCCGAGATGACGGCGGCCATTCAGCTGCTGCCCAACCGCTATGGAAGACTTGGGGGCCTGGGCCTGTTCACGCCCGAGCCCATCAGCCAGCGCCAGGTCACCGTCGAGCAGATCGAGGGCGAGCTGCGCTTGCTGCCGGCCGTGGCCCCCGGGGCGCCCGCGACCGTCGGCTCGTCCGAGACCGCCAGCATGCGCTCCTTCACCGTGCCGCACATCCCACACAACGACGTGGTGCTGCCCGAGGAGGTCCAGGGCAAGCGTGGCTTCGGGCTCGCCGCCGCCGAGGATCCGCTCGCCCAGGTGATGATGCGCAAGCTCACCCGCATGCGCTGGAAGCACGCCCAGACGCTGGAGTACATGCGGGCCAAGGCGCTTCACGGTATCACCAAGGATGGTGCGGGCCGGACCGTCTATGACTGGCACGCCGAGTTCGCGATCACGGCCAAGTCGGTCGACTTCAAGCTCGGCACCGAGACCACGGACGTGCTCGGCAAGTGCCGAGAGGTGCTGCGCCACGTCGAGGAGAACCTGAAGGGCGAGAGCATGACCAGCGTGCACGCCCTGGTCAGCCCCGGGTTCTGGGACAAGCTGATCGTCCACAAGCGGGTGGAGGAGGCCTACAAGTACTTCGAGGCGAACGCCGGGTTGAACCCGCTCCGACAGGACCTGCGGACCGGCTTCCGCTTCGGCGGCCTCGCCTTCGAGGAGTATCTCGGCACCGTCACGCTATCGACCGGTCAGACCGACAGCCTGCTGACGGTCGGTGAGGGCATCGCCTTCCCGATGGGGACGACCGACACCTTCCGGACGTTCTTCGCGCCGGCCAACCTGATGGACGCGGTCGGTACCTACGGCCAGGAACTGTACGCCTATCAGATCGCCCGCGAGAACGGCACCGGCATCGATGTCTACAGCCAGTCGAACCCGCTGCCGATCGTGAAGCGCCCGGCGCTCGTCGTCCGGCTCTTCAGCTCGAACTGACGCGGGCGGGGTCGACATCATGACCGGATGGGACGATCTGGCCGCCATGGTCGGCGGCGCCGCGCGGGACGCGTTCGCCACCACGGTGCTCTATCGGCCGCAGGTCGGCGATCCTGTCACCATCGCCGCCATCTTCCATGCCGAGCATGCCGAGGCCGGGCTCGCCGGCGGCGTGCCGGTGACCACGACGGCCCCCGTGCTGGACGTCCTGCTCGCCGACCTGCCGGTCGAGCCGGAGGAAGGCGACACGCTGACGGTCGCCGGCAGCGACTACCGCGTGGTCGACATCCGCACCGACGGCATGGGTGGGGCAAAGCTGATACTGCATCGGGTGCAGCCATGACCCATCCCCGTAGTCAGATCCGCGACGCCGTGCAGACACAGCTCGCCGGTGCGGCACCACGGACGGAAGCGGGCGACCGCGTACACGTGAACCGCACCACACCGCTGTTCGCCAAGGCGCTGCCCGCGATCCTGGTCTATGCCCGCGACGAGCGGGTCGACGGCACGCCGGACGGCCCGGGCGGCCCGACACGCCGTGTGCTCGAACTCGCCATCGAGATCGTCGCCGCTGGCGAGCAAGCCGACGGTCAGGTGGACCGCATCGCCGCCGATGTCGAGACTGCCTTCGAGGAGGAAGACACCCTCGGCCGGCTTGCCGAGTCCATGCGGCTGTTGCGCACCGATATCGATATCGACGGTGACGGCGACACACCCATTGTCGTCGCCCGGCTCGGCTACGAGGTGGTGTACTGGACGGTCCGCGAAGCGGATGAGGAAGCTGTCGCTCCAACGGATGTTCGGCTGAAGATCTACTCGCCGTTCGGGCCGCCGGTCGAGCCAGAGTACCAGTCGCTGACCAGTTTGATGCTGCAGACCTGATGGGCGAGCGGCTGCATCTGAACCGTGACGTCGCCGACATCGAGCGACGGCTCGGCTGCATGGCGCTCTACGGCACAATCGCCGAGGCCGACTACACCGCCGCCCGCGTGCGGGTTCGGAGCGGGCCGATCCTCAGCAACTGGCTGCCGTTCCTGACCTCCCGCGCCGAGGGCGACGTCACCTGGCATCCGCCCGAGATCGGCGAGCAGGTGCTCGTCCTCTGCCCTGGCGGCGAGCTGAACCAGGGCTGCGTCCTGGGCGCGCTCTATCGTGCAGCAGCACCTGCGCCGGCCGACCGGGTCGAGGTGTCGACCACGGTGTGGAAGGACGGGGCGTTCGAGCGCTACGACCGGGCCGGGCACCACTACCGCCTCGAGGTGCCGGCCGGTGGCTCGATCACGTTCGCCATCGGCGTCAGCGAACTGGTCATGACCGCCGACAACGTCACTGTCCGTGCCACGCGGATCGATTTGAACTAGCCATGTCCGCGTTCCGGTTCTTTGTGAGCCTGCTGTACGAGGGCGTCCCAGCTGTCCGGTGGGTTCCCTCGGTCCAGCATTTTCTGGAAGACCGTGTAGGCGTCGTTGCGCGCACCTCGGGTTCTCAGCGTCTTCTCGTCGTTGACCCAGGCATAGACGATGATCCGGGCACGGGCGTCATATCGGAAGAACAAGCGGAACCGTTGGCCGATCTTGATCCGGCGCCAATGCCGGTGCGCTTTGCCGAGCGTATTGCCCTGTCGGTGTACGTCGGCGCCGGGGTTGCTCGGGACCACCTCGAACATTGCGTGCCGCAATGCCAGGAGCAGCTTGGCGTTGGCGTTCAAGGGTTCGGGTTCACTGATCACTCCGGCCGCTGCGGCCAGACGATCCAACTGCTCGACCAGACAGTCATGGAACAGCAGCGTCCAGCCATGCCGCTGCATCAGAGGGCAACGTCACCGTCGATCAGCTCGTCGATGTCGACCGGCCCGTCGGGGAGAGCCGTCAGCGCAGCGGCCAATCTCTCCGGCAGGGCGCCGACGTTGCGCCCCGACCGGATGTCCTGGGCCAACACTTCGAGGAACGCCTCGATCGCCGGATCGGCATGCGGTTCCTCCTCGGCTCGGGTCACGATGACGTCGTCGCCGCGTAGGTCGAAGGATATGCGGCTGCCGGCGTCGACGCCGAGCGCCTGACGGACCGCCTTGGGCAGGGTGACCTGTCCCTTCGACGTGATGGTGGCGGTTGCATGTACGTTCGGCATGGTCGGTCTCCTCGCCTGTTGAACGTAAGGAATTGTCCTTACTAAATCAAGGTGCCCATGCCCGCCGTCGCCCGTCTCGCCGATCTCTGCACCGGCCACGGCTGCTGGCCGGCTCGCCCCAATGCCGAGGGCAGCCCGGACGTGTTCGTCAACCGCAGACCGGCGCATCGCCAGCATGACGCCTGGCTGCCGCACACTTGCCCGGACATTCCAGAGACCCATGCGAGCGTGCAGGCTGCCGGCAGTCGCACGGTTTACGTCAACGGCCGCCAACTGGCGCGTATCGGCGACCCCGTCGCCTGCGGTTCGGCGGTCGCGACCGGCAGTCCGGACGTCTTCGCGGGAGACTGATCCATGGAAGGCATGGATGCCACCACCGGTGCCGCGCTCGCCGGCATCGACCATCTGCGCCAGTCGATCCGCGACATCCTGACCACGCGCATCGGGACCCGGGTGATGCGCCGGGACTACGGCTCGGATCTGCCGGGACTGATCGACCGGCCGATGTCGCCGGGGCTGCGAGTGGAGATCTTCGCTGCTACCGCCCGGGCACTTCGACGGTGGGAGCCGCGAGTTCGCGTCGAGCGGATTGCGGTCACCGAGGCGGTGCCGGGTCGCCTCACCATCGAGCTCGTGGTCCGCCACCTCCCGGACGGCCGCACCATCACCCTCGACGGCATCACCGTGGAGTAGCGCGTGACCGACGCCGCGATCGATCTGTCGCGCCTGCCGGCCCCGACGGTTGTCGAGGCGATCGACTACGAGACGGTGCTGGCAGCCTTGAAGGCGGATCTGGTTGCCCGGTGGCCGGATTACACGGCCGATCTGGAGAGCGATCCCGCTATCAAGTTGCTGGAGGTCGCCGCCTATCGGGAGGTGCTGCTCCGCCAGCGCGTCAACGACGCGGCGCGCGCGGTCCTGGTGGCGACCGCGATCGGGTCCGACCTCGATCACCTCGGCGCTCTTCTGAACGTCGCTCGTCTGGAGGTCGAGGCAGCAGCACCGAACGCGACGCCACCGAGAGTGGCGATGATGGAGGGCGACGAACGGTTCCGCCAGCGCATCGTCCTTGCCCTCGAGGGCTATCCGACAGCCGGGTCGCGGCAGGCCTATCGGTTCCACACGCTGTCGGCGTCCTCCATGGTCAAGGACGTGTCGGTGGCGAGCCCAGCACCGGGGCTGGTTCGCGTGACCATCCTGTCGACGCTCGGCGACGGCACTGCCGATGCGGGGCTGATCGCGACGGTCCGCTCCGCGGTATCAGCCGACAAGGTGCGGCCGCTCACCGACAGCGTCAGCGTGGTATCGGCGACCGTGATCCCCTACACGGTTGCGGCGCAGCTGCGTGTTCGATCGGGTCCGGATCCTGATCTGGTTCGCGCCGAGGCTCTGGCTGCCGCGTCGGCCTATGTGGCGGACCGCCATGCGATCGGGGCGGAGGTTGCGGTGTCGGGCCTGCTGGCGGCACTGCACCAGCCCGGGTGCCGCACGGTCGCTCTGCTGGCACCGGCGACGGATCTGATCGTGGCTGAGGACGAGGCTCCGTACTGCACGGGCATCGACATCACGGTCACGGTGGATGACGCGCGATGACAGCGTCCCTGCTGCCGTCGAACGCGAGTGCGGCCGAGCAGGCACTGGCTATCAGTCTGGCCCGCCTGTCGGACATCCCGGTGCCGAACCGGGATCTCTGGAACCCGAGGACCATCCCGGCGCATCTGCTGCCTTGGCTGGCTTGGTCGTTGTCGATCGGCGAGGAGTGGGCTCTGGCGACAACTGAGGCGGAGCGCCGCTCGATGGTTGCTGCCGCGGTCGAACTGCACCGCTACAAGGGCACGCCTTACGCTGTCCGGCGGGGTCTGGTGAGTGCCGGGTTCCGGGACGCCACGGTGCAGGAAGGCCAGGCGGTTCTCCGCCACGACGCCACGGTCCGACGTGACGGCACGGAGGACTACAACGTCGGTCGCCGCTGGGCGCTGTTCTCCGTCACCCTGGACCTCGGCAACGACAAGGGGTTCGACCCGGAAGTCGCACGGCTTGCCCGTATCGCGATCGACGTTTGGAAGAACGCCCGCTCGCACCTGCGCAGCCTCGAGCTACGGGCGACGCTGTCGGAGAACCGAACAACAGTCGCGGCGGCCTCGCCGATGCTGCGTGCTGGGTTGGCTCTGGCCAGCCGGCGTCCCGGGTTCCGCGACGGGACACATCGGCGCGCTTCGCCGGCCCGTGTCCTCCACGACGGTGTGTGGCGGTACGGGGTACTCGCATCTCGGACTGGTGCCGTGCAGTGGGTGGGGCTCAGTTTTGGGACCGCTCGGATCACGACCAGACTGGATGTCGGTCTGGGACTGGAAGGACGACGCGTCCAGGGTGTCTGGCGCGACGGCTCGGTCCGGTTCTCCGGTGCCATGCGAAGGGGATTCGCCGACGCCCTGGAACCGCAGCCGCGGATGCTGGCGCTCAGGCTCGACGATACCCGCGGAGCGTGGCCCGAGATTCCGGGGTTCCTCGTCTACCCGGACCCCGATGCCTGGGCCGGCGGCCGACCACTCGACGGACCGGTCTATGGTTCCGCCGTGAGGTCCCATCCGCGTGACGGAACCGTAATCCGCGACTCCACCCGCCACTTCGGGCCGAACGAACTCACCTACTACACCCAGCAGGGCAACACGGTGCTGCAGACCGTCTGGGACTACGACCAGACCCAATGGGACGGCAACACCACCGAATGGGATGATTGACCCTTGGCCAGTGCCGTTGATCCCACGGTGCCGAGAACCGGCAACGCCGATACCGCGCGCCTGCGCCGCCAGTTCGCAACCATCAAGGCGGAACTCGAGGCCCTGCAGGATCAGTTGGTGGGGTTGGAGGCGGCGCTCGCTGCCGGCATCGCATTGCCGGCCGATGCGGTGCGCCTGACACAGTTGGCCCAGGTCGCCCTGTCGGGGTCGTACTTCCACCTTCAGCACCGGCCGACGATCCCCGGCAGCGCTGGCGATATCGGCGCTGTTCCGCTGGCTGGCGGCACGCTGACCGGCCCGCTCACGCTTCACGGCAACGCGACTGCGGCGTTGATGCCGGTGACGTTCCAGCAGGCTCAGGGTCTGATAACGGCACTCCCGCAGGTCGCGCGGACGGGCGTCTATTCAGACCTGACGGGGCGGCCGGCATTGGGCACGGCGGCGGCGCAGAACGTCGAGGCATTCGCCGGTGCCGCCCAGGGCGCGAAGGCCGATACCGCGGTGCAGCCAGCCGACCTGGCCCCCGTCGCCACGTCAGGGAGCTACGGCGACCTGGTGGGTGTCCCGGTCCTGGGGACCGCCGCCTCCACCGACGCCACCGCCTACGCGACGGCGGCTCAGGGCGCCAAGGCGGATACCGCCGTGCAGCCGGCCGATCTGGCGCCAGTCGCGATCGCGGGCAGCTTCGGGAGCCTGACTGGGAGCGTGACGGAAGGGCAACTGGAAGCGGCTCTGGCCGCCAAGGTGAACAACACCCTTCCATACAATGTCGACGCCATCCGGGCACCGAACGCGTCGGACGACGCCACTGCCGGCTGGACAGTCGGGTCTCTGTGGATCGACGTGCTCGGTGACGAAGCCTATCGCTGCGTGGATGCGTCGCCTGGGGCGGCCGCATGGGCGAACACCACGCTGTCTACGGCGGAACTGGCGGTGGTGGCGCTGTCCGGCCAGTACGCGGATCTGCTCGGCAAGCCGACGGTCCTGTCCGCATTCGCCAACGATGCGGGGTTCATCACCGCCGGCCAGGCGCCGGTGCAGTCCGTCAACGCGATGGCGGGGGCGGTGGTACTGACCGCCACGCATGTGGGAGCAGCGCCCTCCAGCCACGTCGGGGCGGCCGGGGCAGCGCATGCAGCAGCCACCCAAGCCATGGCCGGCTTCATGTCGGCCGCCGACAAGGCCAAGCTCGACGGCGTCACCGACGGTGCCGAGCCTAATGCCGTGCAGTCGGTCAACGGTCAGGCCGGTGCCGTGGTGCTGTCCCACACGGACGTCGGCGCAGCATGGTCGGGGCATTCGCACGGGCTGGCGACGAGTGGGTTCGCCGGGTTCATGGCGCCTGGCGACAAGGCCAAGCTCGACGCGGTGGAGAGTGGTGCGACCGCCGATCAGACGGCTGGCGAGATCCTCGACGCGATCAAGTCGGTGGACGGGACCGGTTCCGGGCTCGACGCAGACCTGCTGGACGGCGTCCAGGCGAGCAGCTTTGCCCGGTACACCAACGCGCACACGACGTCCGATCCGAACGCGGCACCGGAGGGCTTCTCCAGCGGCGACTCCAATATCGACGGTGTGACCCAGGGTTGGCACTGGATCAAGTCGACGACCGCCCGCAGCGGCGGGTACGGCGTCCAGCTGGCGGTATCCGACACTGCCGTCGGGCGCGCTTACCTGCGTGTCCTGCAGAACGGGGGATGGGGCGGCTGGCTGACCGTCTGGACGTCCGGTACCGACGGGCTCGGCTCGGGTCTCGACGCCGACCTGCTCGACGGCGTCCAGGGGACCGATTTCCAGCAGAAGGCCGACACCTTCGACGGCATCGGCATCGAGGCGCCCGCGGTCGGGACCTACGACTACGCGCGCTCGCTGCCGGCGGCACGACGGATCGAGATGATCCGGCACATCTGCACCGTCGGCACCGCGACGGTGGAACTTCGCGACGATGGCGGGGTGCTGGCCACGCTGTCCGTGTCGACATCTGCAGCCGTCGATGCGGCTGTGTCGCACGTCGTGGCGGCTGGCGAGCGGCTCTACCTGAACGTGACCGCAGTCGATGGCTGCGAAGGCCTGGAAGTGTGGTTCGGAGGGTGAGGCATGGCGTTCCGGCATTATAGGGCGTCCGGCACCGGCCCCACCCTCCTGACGCTCTCCAGCGGGTCGATATACCAAGGTGCCGAAGTCGTTGCGAGCCAGTCGCACACCATCGTCGGCCGGTCGGTTGTGGTGAGCACGGACTGGCAAGTATCAGCTTCTCCGAGCTTCTCGACGGTCGTCTGGCAGAGCCTTGGTCAGGTGGCCGATCCGTTCACCGCAACGGTTCCGGCGAGCACGCTCGCGATCGCAACCGCCTACTACGCACGATGGCGGGCGAACTATGCCGATGCCTCGACCAGCCCCTGGGCGCCCGCGATCGGTTTCGCCACATCGGCCGTCACACCGCTGACGGTCAACACCATCATGGTGGCCGGTGGCGGTAACGGCGGATCGAACATCGGCGGTGGTGGAGGCGGTGGCGAGGTCTATCACGCGTCCCTGGTGCTGACGACGAACGACACGTTCGTCGTCACCTCGGTCGGCGGGCCCGGACAGAACACCGTCGCGAACGGCATCACGGTCATCGCCGGCGGTGTCGGCGGCACTGGCAGTGGCGGTGGTGGAAATGGCGGTAGCGGCGGCGGTGGCGCAGGCGACAACGATGGATCGGGAGGCCCAGCAGGCTCAAAGACGGGCTCCTACCTCGGGAACAACGGCTATTCGGCTGTGGGTATCAACTGGGTTGGCGGCGGCGGCGGCGGCGCAGGCGCAGCGGCCCCCGGCCGGAATGGCGGTGCCGGCCACACCTGGATAGACGGCCTCGACTATGGCTCCGGCGGTGGCGCTGGAGCGCGAACCGAGGCCGGCTCCGCTGGTAACGCAGGCGGTCCAGGTGCCGGTGCGGGCGTCATGGGCAACGGCGTTTACGGCCCTGGGCAGAGCGCTACCGCCCGTGGCGGCGGAGGGGGTGGCGGTCCCAACTACGGTGGGTCCAACGGCGGCGGCGGTGCTGCCGGCTGCGTGGTCCTCGCCTACTCCGGCACAACCGTGAAAGCCAGTGGCGGCGCCATCACGACCGATGGGGTCTTCACCTACCACACGTTTGCCGGGGCGGGCACGTTCAGCGTCTTGTAGGCGCCCGACAGATCTGCCGCTCGTTCGGCCTGCCAGTCCCGCAATCAATCAAACATCCGATGTCCAGGAGGTGGCCCGTGATCGTCGACGGCTATTACACGACCCTGCGCGAACTGCTGGCGACGGGGAACGCCGACAAGGTGGTCGCACGGATCGGCTTCGGGATCGGAACCGCTCCCGAGGCTGCGGGCGATACCGCGCTCACCGGCGCCTACGTCAAGGCGCTGTCCGGCTTCGAGATGGACCCCGCGAACCCCCGTCTGCTGCGCTTCACCTACAAGCTGCTGCGCGGCGAGGCTAACGGCATGGCGATCACCGAGATCGGCCTGTTCACCGCGGATGGACAGCTTGTCGCCCGCAAGGTGCGCAACCCGATCGTGAAGACCCCGGACATGGCGATCGGGGACAGCTGGGAACTGCTGGTCTGAGGAACACACGACATGGCGAACCTTCCCGATGTGACCACGCCGGGCTTCCCGGAGGTCTACGAACTGGCCGTGGACGACCCGGTCGCGGGCGGTCCGGACGGAGTCGACAACCTCCCGCACAAGCAGCTGGCGGAACGCACCCTGTACCTGAAGCAGCGAGCCGACAGCACTGCATCGGCCGTGAGTGCGGTCGACGCCCGGGTCGAGACGCTTGAGGCGAGCTCGGTCGGGTCCGTCGGCCGGGCAGTACCGCTCGCTTGGGAGTACGGGGACGAGGGCTACGACTTCGAGCTGTTCTCGCAGGGCTTCGAGTGGCGCGACATGGACCCGGTCACGGTCGTGCAGACCGTCGCCGGTGACGAGAGCATCGATGTGTCGGATACCTCGGAACTCCAGGTGGGCGGCACCTACGCGATCTATTCCGGTACTGGCGTCGCCTATCCGGTGACGGTATCCGCGGTCCTGTCGCCTGTGCGGTTCCGCGCGAGCGAGGTGCTGTCGGTCAGCCTCTCCGGCGCGACCCTGGCCCGCACATCGTGGGACGTCCGTGCTGGCTACGCGGTCGCGAAGAATGGCGGCGTCTTCTACTCCCGCCCGGTGCGGTCGCTGCGCTACTACGGCGATGGTCGCGTGGTTATCCGCCGCGACGACAGCGACGGCATGCTTGGCCTTCAGTACCGGGTCGCCGGCACGGGTGGTGCCTGGCAGGACGCCACCCTGCTCGGAACGGTCGCCCGCGCGGAGAACTCCCGCGACGAGGAGTACCGGGTGGTCGGCGGAAGCCTGGTCGAGTTCCGCCTGGAAATGGCCAATGGTCCCTCCGCCAGGGACATGACGGTGTTCCACATGGTGGCCTTCCCCGGCGATGCGGCTGGACGGGCCTGGGACGTGGCCCAGCCGGTGAACCTGTCCCCGGCCGACGGCGCCTCCGGCCTGAACGATACCGTCCCGCTGGTGGGCAGCGCCTACCGGAGCCTTTACGGCATCGCCCAGGACAAGCAGGAGTTCCGGGTGGCGACCGAGGCCGAGATGGTCAACGTCGTGTACTCGTCGCTGTTGGGTATCGCGAGCAACACCCACACCATTCCCGCCGGCAACCTGGCCGTGGACACCGTGTACTTCTGGCAGCTCCGCTATCAGGACGCGGACGGCACATGGTCACCCTGGTCCGAGCCCTCCGCCTTCACCACCGGGTCGGTGTTCCAGTATATCCAGCAGCCGACCAACACCGCGCCGGCCGCCGGAACCACCAGCGCGTCGGTCGTGCCGACCCTGCAGGCATCGGCCTTCACGGTGATCGGCGGCACGGACACCCACGCGGCGTCGCAGTGGCAGGTGGCCACCGACAGCGCCTTCACCGCAATCGTGCTCGATACCGGAGAGACCTCGTCCAGCAAGACCAGTCACGCGGTCCCGGCCGGCATCCTGCAGGATCAGACCGCCTATTTCTTCCGGGTCCGCTACAAGGGGGCCGCACTCGGCTGGTCGCCATACTCCAGCCCGACCGGCTTCAGCACCCAGGCGGTGCCGGCAGCACCGACCAACACCGCGCCGGCGAACGGGGCGACCGACGTGGCGGTGGCGCCGACCCTCCAGACCTCGGCGTTCTACATTCCAGGCGGCGGCGACACCCACGCCAAGTCGCAGTTCCATGTGGCGACGGACAGCGGCTTCGCGACCATCGTCTATGACAGCGCGGAGACTGCCGATCTGACGTCGCATGTGGCGTCCAGCGGCCTCGTGGCGCTGACGACCTATCACTGGCGTGCCCGCCACAAGGGCCTCGTCACCGGCTGGGGGCCGTGGTCGGCGCCAACCAGCTTCACCACCCGTCTGCCATCCGGATCCACGGCCTACGCGAGCTCGGGAACCTTCACCTGGACCGCTCCGGCCGGTGTCACCAGCGTCACCGTCAAGGTGATCGGCGCTGGCGGTGCCGGCGGCAACGACTATGGAGGTGGGCCATCACCCGGAGGTGGCGGCGGAGGTGGCGGTGCCATGGGCACCTACACCGTGATCCCCGGCACCGGTTACGCCGTGACGATTGGTGCCGGCGGTACCCCCTCCGGCAACCCCAATGGCGGCTCCAGCAGCTTCGGGTCGTTCCTGTCTGCGACCGGCGGTGCAGCCGGAGGCAGCGACCCCAATCGCAGCGGTGGTGCGGGCGGGGTTGGTGCTGGCGGAAGCACTCTGAACGGTACCGGTGGGGCCGGCGGCATGGGCGAGAGCGACAACCAGTCGGGTGACGCGACCGACGGCGGTAACGCCATCGGCATCGGTGGCGGCGGCGGTGGCGGCTGGATGCGTGGCTCCGGTGCCGGCGCCCTGAACGACGGGGCCGGGCAGGGTGGCGGCGGTGGCAATGGGCTGGGCGGTGTCGGGCGGGTCACCATCACTTGGGGAGGCTGATCATGTGGGCGCGGATCGACAACGGCTTGGCCGTCGAGTTCACCAGCGAGGATCCGTCAGACCGGTTCCATCCCGACCTGACTTGGGTAGCGGTTCCGCCGAGTCTTCACAGCTGGGCCGATACCACCTACGTCGCCGACACCGAGGACGGGCTGCGGCCGCCGTCGCTCGACACCATCAAAGCCCAGGCACGAGCCCGCGTGGCTGCCCGCCGTTACCAGGAGCAGGGACGGGGTGTCACGGTCGGCAGCTTCCGGTTCCACACCGACCAGGAGGCCTGCGCCAACCTGACGGGTGCTGTGGTGCTGGCACGCGAGGTCGAGGCCCGCGACGGGCCGGGCTCCTATGGTGCCAAGTGGAAGACGCTCGACGGCTTCATCATTCTCGATCTGACAGGCCTCATCACTGTCGGCCTGCAGGCAGGCGCGTTCGTCCAGTCCTGCTACGACCGCGAAGACGCGATCGGCGTCCTGCTGGACGCAGCCACCGACTGGACCGCCGTCGTCGCCGTTTACGACGCCGAGATCGATACGGGCTGGCCGGCCGACGCCGCGTAGCCAGCGCTTCTTCATAAAAGCCATCCGGACCCCGCCCTCTGGCGGGGTCTCTTACGTTGAGGGAGGGAGATCCCCATGCCCGAGCAGTTCCTGCACGGCGTCGAGGTCGTCGAGATCGACACCGGGCCACGGCCGATCCGCACGGTGAAATCCTCGGTGATCGGTCTGGTCGGCACGGCACCCGACGCCGATCCCACGGCCTTCCCGCTCGACACCCCGGTCCTGGTCGCTGGATCCCTCGCCGCCCTCGCCAGCCTCGACACCACCGGCAATTTCGCCGGCACCCTGCCGGCCGCCCTCGACGGCATCTTCGACCAAGCCGGCGCCATGGTCGTGGTGGTTCGCGTCGCTGAAGGCGCCGACGTCGCCGAGACTGAAGCCAACGTTATCGGCGGCGTGGCCCCCGGAACCGGCGTCTACACCGGCGTCCACGCGCTGATGGGCGCCCAGGCCCGCCTCGGCGTCACGCCACGCATCCTGATCGCGCCAGGGTTCACCCACCGGCAGGCCGCGGGGCCCGACGGTCCGCTCGCCAATGCGGTGGTCGCCGAGCTGCTCGGCATCGCCGAGCGCCTGCGCGCGGTGATCGTCGCCGACGGGCCGAACACGTCGGACGCTGACGCCATCGCCTTCCGCGGCGACTGGGGCAGTGCGCGCGTCTACACCGTCGATCCCTGGGTGCTGGTGGCGCGCGGCGGCGCCATCGTGCCGGAGCCGGCGAGCGCCCGCGTCGCCGGCATGATCGCCCGCATCGACAACGACCGCGGCTTCTGGTGGTCGCCCTCGAACCAGGAGATGTTCGGCATCGTCGGCACGTCCCGGCCGGTCGACTTCGCATTGGGTGACCCGAACAGCCGGGCCAATCATCTGAACGAGAACGAGGTCGCGACCATCATCCGCGAGGACGGTTTCCGGCTCTGGGGCAACCGCACCTGTTCCTCCGATCCGAAGTTCGCCTTCCTATCCGTGCGCCGCACCGCCGATCTCATCAACGACAGCCTGCTGCGCGCCCACCTCTGGGCCGTCGACCGCAACATCACGCGCACCTACCTCGAGGACGTGAGCGAGGGCGTGAACGCTTACCTGCGGTCGCTGAAGGCCCAGGGCGCCATCCTCGGCGGGCGCTGCTGGCCTGATCCAGACCTGAACAGCCCGGCCAACCTCGCCCAGGGCAAGGTCTACTTCAACCTCGACTTCACCCCGCCATACCCGGCCGAGCACGTCACCTTCCGCTCGCACCTGGTGAACGACTACCTCGTGGAGATTCTCTGATGGCGATCCAGCTGCCGCGCGTGCTGAAGAACCTCAACCTCTTCGTCGACGGTCGCGGTTATGCCGGCCGCGTCGACGAGATCACCCTGCCGAAGCTGACCGTCAAGACCGAGGAGCACCGTGCCGGCGGCATGGACGCGCCGATCCGCCTCGACATGGGAATGGAGGCGCTCGAAGCCACGCTGATGCTGGCGGAATTGGATGATGCCGTGTTCGCGACCTTCGGTCTGCTCGGCCGCGACGCCATCCCCGTCACCGTGCGCGGTGCCATCCAGGCCCAAGGCGGCGAGGCCCAGGCGGTCGTCGTCAACCTCCGCGGCGGCTGGCAGGAACT